GAAGCGAGCGGCGTCGTGTCGCAATACCAGTTCGTCGGCGTGATTTTCAAACTCGACGACGCGGGCGACTTCGCCGGCGACGCGACCGTGAAGCAAAAACTCTCGTTCGTCGCCGAACAACGCATCAAGCTCTAAGCACAAGGAACAATAAATGACGACAGTCAACGTCCGAAAGAAAGCAGCGGTTGCCGCTGACACGCCTTCGAAGGAACTCGTTAAAAAGGCCGCTGAAGCGGTGACGATCGAAACGCCGAACGGCCTGACGGTGACGCTGAAGAAACCGGGCGTTCTGTCGCAGTTCCGGCTCGTCAAGATTCTCGGCGAAGCGGCGAAAAATCAGGTCTATGTGTCGATGGTGATTCCGATCACCTTCGTTGCATCGATCGACGGAAAGCCGGTCAATTACCCGAACACAGAGCGCGAAATCGAGGCAACGATTCAACGTCTCGACGAGGAAGGCGTAACCGCCGTGATGAATGCCGTCATGGAGCATTTCGGCGGCGAATCGCCGGAAGAGCAGAAGGAAGAAGTAAAAAACTAGCGCGCTCTGTGGCGGTTCGCGAGTCGCTTTGGCTTGTGCGAAACAATATGCCGTTCGATGTCGCGTTTTCACTAGACGACGCGACACGAGCGGCATTTTGCATTGTTTTCTCGGAGTTCGAGGGCAATGAATTCGACTACAACCGAATGGAATTCAAGGAGCGCAAATAATGCTTGAGTTTGCCAGTCTCGGAGCGTTTCAGAATCACGTCACGCAGACGATGATTCCCGCGGTGCATTCGCATCTCGGGCGCGGACTCGAAGCTGCCGCAGGGCTTATTCAAAACACCGCGCGAGCGAAACTCGGCCACTACCAGCCGAGCGTCGAGCATTTCCCGGTGTGGCCGGAACTCGCCGATTTCACGAAGCAGGATCGCGTCGCCAAGGGATTCACAGAAAATGACCCGCTGCTGCGCACTGGTGAACTGCGCGACTCAATCGGGCATGCGGTTCGCGGCTTCGAGGCAGTGATCGGCTCGACGTCCGACGTTGCGGTGTATCAGGAACTCGGGACGGACAGAATCCCTCCGCGCCCCTTCCTCGGGCCGGCTGTCGTAGAGAACGAGGAAGCGTTGCGCGCGCTTTGGCATGACGTATTGCTGCGCGGCTTTCTCGGCCGCGGCGCAGCGTCGACGACGCAGATGACGGGAGCGCGCCTCAGAGACGGCGATTAAACCGCAGCGGCGACCATCGCGACGACGCAGAACAAAAAGACGCAGCAGACGAGCGCGACGATCGATAGAACGATCACCTTTAGCGAGCGCATCCACAGGCGAAAGAAGCGATCGAACCCGCTTTCGCGCTCGACGGCGAACACGCGGCGCTGGCGCGGGTACTGAACGCCGCTGAAATTTGACGCTGCCCAATCGTGAAGTTTGAATCCTAGTCGACTTCTCATTTGTTTTAACTCCGAAGGGAGGTCATATTGTTTGAAGCGTTTCGGATTGGGGTCCGAGTATCCCTGCTGAATGGAGTATCGCACGGCCTATTACAGATGGCAAACCAATTCGGCCATGCAGAGCATGCAGCCGAGCGTTTGCGTCGAGCCATTCAGCGAATGAGCGTCAGCACTCGAATGATGTTCGGTGGCGCACTAACGGCCGGTTTAGGCGTCGGCCTGGCAACGGCGTTCAAAAGCCCGCTGCAAGAGGCGAATAAGTTCGCCAAGCTGCAAAACGACATTCTGACCAACGGCGCGAAACTAGCGCAGTTGAAAGGAATTACAGATTGGGCGAATAACGACAAGTCGATTCGCAATCTGTCGGTGAACGAGAAAATGGGCGTCGCCGTTGAGGCATTCGCGCTGACCCGCGATGCAGGGCGAGACGACGTGCATCACACGCTGCGCCTCGCGCCGATCCTGGCGAAGATGGAGGCGATCGACAAGGCGAGCGGCAAGCATACGTCGGACGCCGAGCGGCAAAGTTTCGTCAAGGCGCTCGAATTGAGCGGCGGGTTCAATAACGGCGTAGACACTGAAGCGCGCGCCGACCTGCTCTATAAGCTGATGGCGTCGGGTAACGGCACGCTGCGCGCGGGCACGCTGCGCGCGATCTTTGCTGGCGACCCGGCCGACTTGCAGAAGGTGTCGAACGGCTTCCTCGCGCGCGCCGAGCCGATCATGCAGCAGATGGGCCCGGGCTTCGCTGTCGCGCTGCGCACGCTCCAAAACCGCATGCTTGCACACGTCGGGTTCAATGGTCCGACAGGCGGCTATCAGCTTGAAAAGCTGAAGAAATGGGGCGTCATGGATAAGGGCGGCCATGTCATCGACTCGCCGACGCTTATCCACGACACGGACAAGTGGGTCCAAACGCACATGCCTGAGTTTTACAAGGCGGCGGGTGCGAACGATGACGCTAGCCGGCGAATGGTCGATCAAATCATCGGCAGTTCGACGGGCGCAAAACTGATCGGCAACTTCCAGCGCGAAAGCTCGCTCATGGAGGCGTCCGAAAAGGCGGTCGGCAAGCAAAAGGGCATCGACGAATCGCTCAAAACGAAGGGTTCGCCGCTCGATCAGCAAATGACGGTCCTCAGTGCGAAGTGGCACGACCTGATGCTGCGCATCGGGATTGCGGTGCTGCCGATGGCGATCAAGGGCTTGTCGAAACTGGCCGGCATCATGGAGTCGGTCGCGGGCTTCGCGAAAGAGCATCCCGGACTCGTGAAGGTGGTCGCGGTGTCGGCGGCGATATTTGCTGCGTTCCTGGTTGTCGGCGGCGTTATCGCGCTGGTTGTCGGAACTGTGACGACGCTCGCGGGCGCGCTTGGTTTGGGCGGCGGCCTCGCATGGGTGATTGGTGGACTCGCTGTAGCTATTCCGATCGTTACCGGCCTACTCGTCGGCCTTTGGGATGGCATCAAAGACATGTGGAAGCATCGCCCGACCTGGCTCGGTGGAGATGGCGCGGTCAATGAGCCGCCAAAGCCCGGAGTCAATGGCGCAACGCAGGCGGATTACAGCTATTACGCCGCGCTGAATGGCGTATCGACGAACGTTAAAACCGCCGCGCAGGCAGGCGCAGGCGGCAAATCCGGCGACGTCTATCTCGATGGCAAAAAGGTCGGCGCGGTGCTCGATAAGCATCTCGCCAAGGGGGCCGGCAGTCTGGCGAGTTCAAACACGTTCGATTTCTCAATGGGTCAGGTGCCCGCGGGGATGGCTTACTGATGGCGACCATTCTCACCCTCGGCGATGTGACGTTTCAGAATTACGAGATTCCTGAACACATCGCCGTTCGAACAGAGCATCGCGCGGTCGTTCACCGGCTCGTCGGCGGAGCGCGCGTTATCGACATGCTCGGCGCCGATCACGCGCCAATCGGCTGGTCGGGCTGGTTCGTCGGCTCGACCGCGCTCGATCGCGCGCTCACGTTGAAGTCGATGCACGATGACGGCTTGCCGCTCACGCTGTCATGGTCTGAATTCCTCTACAAAGTCGTCATCACCGAGTTCGAGGCGGATTTCCAGAGGGAATATCAGATTCCCTATCACATCTCATGCACGGTCGTTCAAGATTATCTGAACGATGACGGCGGCGGCGAAGTGCCGAGCGTCGACGAACTGATCAACACGGACCTCTCGACCGCGACATCGCTCTCGTCGAACTTCCCTTCGCTCGCCGCGCCGATGGCGACGCTCAACTCGGCGATCAGCGCCGTCTCGTCGTTCGCGAGCGCGGCGAAAAGCACGATCAACGGCGTTCTTCAACCGCTCAACGCCGTGCGCTCACAGGTGCAAGTGCTCATCTCGTCGACCGAAAACACGCTCATGAGCGTGACGACGCTCGGCGGGGTTCTGCCGAGCAATCCGTTATCGCGCCAGGTCGCGAGCATCAGCACGCAGATCAACGCCATGCAGAATCAAGCGGCGCTCGTGCAGTTGAATAGCGTGCTCGGCCGCATGGGTTCGAACCTCGGGCAGATCAATAGCGGCGTCAAGACGGTGCAGGTCGGCGGCGGCAATCTGTTCGACCTGGCTTCGAAGTTCTACGGAAAGGTCAGCGGTTGGACGGCGTTGCAGAAGGCGAATCCGCAACTCGGCAACGACACGAACATCAGCGGTAATCAAACCATCACCATTCCGCCCTATACGGGCGACTCTGGAGGCGTGCTAGATGCCTAACACCGCGCAGGCGGTACGCGGCGCGGTGACACTCGCAGGCAAGGATCAACCTCTGACGGCGATCAAAGGGTGGATCGCGCTCGAAGTCGACAACAACAACTTCGCGAGCGCGGACACCTTTTCGATCACGTTCGCCGCGAACAAGCTGCCGCCCGATCGCGACTTGAACTGGATTTCGAGTCAAACCGAGATTTACGTCGAGATTTTCGCGGGCGTTCCTGACGATCCGAGCGATTGGAACGAAAAAGAACTGACGTCGCTGATTTACGGCCAGGTCGACGCGCTCGAATATGACCCGGTTGCGGGAACCGTCCACCTCTCCGGTCGCGACCTCACGAGAGTTTTCATCGACGCGAAAACGACCGAGAAATGGCAGAACAAAACGTCGTCGCAGATTGCGCAAATCCTCGCGCAGCGGCACGGCATGACTGCCAGCGTGACGCCGACAAAGACGCTCGCCGGCAAGTTCTACGAAATCGATCACGACAAGATGACCGCGGCGCGTACGGAGTGGGATTTGCTCTGCGAGCTGGCGCGGCATGAGCAATACGATGTTTGGGTCGACGGCCAAACGCTCAACTTTCATCCGAAGGTCGACGCGTCGACGGTGACGCCCTTTCGCGTGAACTGGACACCGCCCGACGCCGAAACCGGCTACTCGACGAGCAACGTCGAAGGCTTGCGGCTGGAGCGCGCGCTGACCGTCTCGAAAGGCATCGTCGTCGTGGTGCGGTCATGGAACGACGCCGCGCAGCAGGTTTTCACGTCCACGTTCCCGCCGAGCAAGCAAACGACGGTCAAGCCTGGCGCGTCGAAAATCGGCGGCGGATCGCAGACGTATTACTACAGCGTCCCGAACCTCACGCAAGAGAAGGTGTTGCAGTTCGCGCAGGCGAAGTACGCGCAGATCATTCAACACGAGATGAAATGCGATTTCGTCATCCCTGCGGCCGGCAATGACGCGCTCACCGTGTCGAGCGTGATCGCGCTGAGCGGCACCGGTACGGCGTGGGATCAAACCTATTTTCCCGACTCGCTGCGGCGCGCGCTCGACTTCGAGAGCGGCTACACGCTGCACGTCAGCGCAAAGAACCATTCACCCGACACGCAGGAGGCAGAGTGAGTCGTCTCGCTAACGCAATGAGTCAGCGCGCGGCGCTCGCGATGCTCGACCTGACGACGCCGCGCACCGGCCTCATCACGTCGTATGACCCAAAAAAGCACGCCGTCAAGGTCGCGATTCAGCCGGAAGGCGTCGAGGTTGCGGGCTGGATTCCGCTCGGTGCGATCGGCGTCGGCAACGGCTTCGGCATCGTGTGCGGCCCGAACCTCGGCGACATGGTGCAGGTCGCGTTCGATAACGCATCACCGAACGCGCCGCGCATCGTCGGGCGCTTCTTTTCGAACGTCAACATGCCGCCCGCGGTGCCGAGCGGCGACACGTACATCGTCCACCAGTCGGGCAGTGCGCTGAAGTTCAACGGCGACGGCACGATCAACGTTGCAGCGACGTCGAGCATCACTTACACCGCGACGCAGCATCATTTCGTCGGCCCAGTCGTGATGGATAACACGCTGCTCGTAAAGCAGACGATGACCGGGCAAGGCGGCATAGCGGTATCTGGCGACAACGGCAGCGGCAACGCATCGACGGTCACGGGCAATTTCAACACTGTCGGCACGATCACGAACAATGGCAAGAGCATCGGCAGCACGCACGTTCACACGAACGGCAATGGCGGCGCAAACACGGGGGCACCGATTTGAGCGACATCTACCATTTTTGGGGCAACGATCTAACCGCGTCTGCCTCGGGTGATCTATTGCTCGCGGGCAGTAGCGACACGACGCAGCAACAGATTCTTCGCGCGCTGCTCACCAATCCCGCCCTCTCCGACCGCGCAGGGAACCCGCTCGCAACCGCCGATTACTCGGATCACCCCGACTTCGGCGCGGGCCTGCCGCGGCGCGTCGGCTCGACGCTCAACGTCGCGGAGCTGCGCGCGCTCGTTCGAAGCGTTGTCGTGTCGTTTCCAAGCGTCGCGCGCACGCCGTCGCCGCAAATCGATGTGACGCCGTTCAACGACGGCGCAACGATCGACATTCAATACGCCGACCTCATCACCGGCACGACTGAAACCCTCTCTTTCGACATCAATCAATGAGCGTCAACACCCAATCATTCACGCAACTCCTGACCGGATTTGCGACGACTGTGCAGGGCGCCGCGTCATCGCTTGTGAACTTCGTCATCGGCTCGGTTTTGCGCGCCATCGGCGAAGGTACGGCGTGGGTTGCGCTCTGGCTTCAGGGCTTAATCCTGAACGCGATTGCACTGACGCGCGCGGCGACGTCGAACGGCGCGGACCTCGATACATGGTTCGCGCAATACGACTTCACGCGGCTCGCACCGATAGCGGCAAGCGGCCAGGTCACATTCTCGCGCTTCACGACGACGCAGCAGGCGGTCGTTCCGGTCGGCTCGATCGTTCAGACCGGCGACGGCACGCAGCAATATAAAGTCGTTGTCGACACCACGAACGCAGCGTATAGCGCGACGCTCGGCGGCTATGTTATCGCGGCCGGCGCCGCGGCGGTGACGTGCGCGGTGGTCAGCATCACGCCCGGCTCGAACTCGCTGAGCCTTCCTGATTCGTCGGGCAACGTCGGCGCGAACACGATCACCGCGCTTTACCAGTCGATTCCGTTCGTCGACACGGTAACGAACGCGCTGCCATTCGCGAACGGCGTCGACGCGGAATCTGATGCGGCGGCACGCGTGCGCTTCGTTGGGTATCTCGCATCTCTCGCGCGAGCGACGAAGGCGGCGATTGGCGCGGCGATCACGGCGCTCGGCGCGAACTTCACGTACACGATCGGCGAGAATCAGACGAAAGCCGGCGTCACGCAGATGGGCTACTTCTACGTCATCGTCGACGACGGGAGCGGCGCGCCGGGTTCGACCGTGCTCTCCGCTGTCTATAACGCAGTCGACGCGGTGCGGCCTTTCACATCGACGTTCGGCGTGTTCGCGCCCACAGTCGTCAATGCGACCGTCGTCATGACGCTGCAAACGACGTCGGTCGGCGTTGCTCACTCGGCGACGTGCTCGCTCGTGCAAACGGCGCTGACCTCCTACATCAACACGCTTCCGCTCGGGGCGAAACTGCCGTACTTCAAACTCGGGCAGATCGCGATCGATGCATCAAGCGACGTTCTGAGCGTGCTCACGCTGACGATCAACGGCGCGACCGCCGACCTTGCTGCCACGAATCAGCAAGTGATCAAGGCGGCTTCCGTATCGGTGAGTTAATGGCTACAGGCGATCAACAGGACTTTTTCAAGCGCATCAAGGCGCGCATGCCGAGCGGTTGGTTCGGCTCGACCTCGCCGATTCTCGACGCGCTGCTCGGCGGCATTGCATCGGCGTTCGTTACGGTCTACGCGGCGTATCAGTATTTGCTCGCTCAGACGCGTTTGCAAACCTCGACGGATGGCTGGCTCGACCTCTCGGCGGCGGATTATTTCGGCGAGAGCGGCTTGTCGCGGCTCGCAAACGAAACCGACCCGGCGTACCGCACGCGAATCAAAATCAACATAATCCGGGAGCGCGGAACGCGCGCGGCGCTGGTGAAGATTCTGACGGACCTCACCGGGCGCGCGCCGGTCATCGTTGAGCCGACGCGACCGCAAGATACCGGCGCATACGGCGGGACCGATGCGATAACTGTTCTGTCAGCGCAAATCTATCGCAACGACTGGCAGGGCAATCAACTGCTGTATTCGACGGCGAGAACGAACGCGCTCGGGCAATCCGAGGGCTTCTCGTCGGGCTGGACGATAACCCGCGCATCGCTTACGCAGCCGGGATTGCAAACGCTTCGCGGAACGCTTGCATATAAGCTCGTAGAAGATACGAGCGCCACCACGACGCATTTCTTACAACGCACGTCTATCGGCACGTTTAACACCGGCGACATCGCGTGCGTATCGGTCCTTGCTCGTGCCGGCGAGCGCACGCAGATCAGACTCGGGACATCGGCGAGCGGCGGATTCGCATCGACTTCAATCGTCGCCGACTTGAGCGCGATGACGACCGCGACGTTTTCGGGGTCGCCGTTCGCATCGGGTATCACCCCCCTTTCGGCGGGCTGGTATCGGGTGTGGTGCGCAGTGCAAGCAACATCGAGCGGCGCGGCAACGGCGCAATGCATTCTCGCAAACGGGGGCACATCCAGCTATACCGGTGATGGTGCGAGTGGGTTGTATATCGATGCTGCTCAGATCGAGTCCGCGACGACATTCGCGCCGGGGCCGACGAGTTACATCGCATGCCCGACGACAGCCGTCGTCACGGTAACGGATTACGCGCTTTCATCGAATGGCGCGCTGGCTCTCGCGTCGGCTCCATTGATTGGTTCGGGGCTTACGTGGACAGGGAGTTATCAAAGCACGGTGCGAAGCGCTGTTGTCGCGGTAAGCGCGCAGACGTTCGGCTCGGGCGATGGCATCTCGACGGCTTTCTCGATCGCGCCTAAATATGGTTATGCGATCGGTTACGGCATTGCGGGAGCATATGGCTCGCTTCTGCACAACTATCAGGCGTTCGTTAAGGCGTATCGGCCGGCTGGCTCGGGCCTTCCTTACCTTCAGGGTTACGGAACATCGCCGGGCGGCTATGCAACGCCGTCGCGCGCCGCTTACGCAAACATCGGCGATATGACGGCCGGCGTCACCGACGCGGCGATCTATGCCGCAATCGCTTCCGTTCTGCCCGTAGCGACGATTGCATGGGTCGCGATCAGTAACTAACCCTCGCATTTTGAATTGCCAAGCCCGCCGCGCGCGGGCTTTTTCTTTTGGAGAACGATCATCGATCGCGTAACAGTCTATGCGGGCGCTGTCCCGCTCGAAACCGACCTGCTCAATACGAACAAAAATGCGATGTTCGCGCTCGGGCAGTTCGCGCAAGACATTCTCGGCACGAGCACGGTGTTCAACGGCCTCGGGTGCGTTCCAAACTCGCCCGCCGCGATGAATGTCATCGTGCAACCCGGCTCGGTTTATGCGCAAGCGGCGCTCGATGCGACTGCTTACTCGTCGCTCGCAGCCGATTCGACCGTCACGCAAAAGCAAGGCATTCTAAAGACCGCGCAGACGTTCTCCACACCCGCTCCGCTCACGTCCGGCCAATCGATCGTCTACCTGATTTCGGCGGCTTTCCTCGAAGCCGATACGGGTGCGACCGTGCTGCCGTATTACAACGCGTCGAACCCGGCGCAGGCGTACAGCGGGCCGAACAATCTCGGCACGTCGCAAAACACGCTTCGGCAAGACACGGTTTCGCTGACGCTAACGGCCGGCGTTCCAGCAACGACCGGCTCGCAGACGACGCCCGCGACGCCTGCCGGTCAGACGGCGCTCTATACGATCACGGTCGCATACGGCGCGACGTCTGTCGTTGCTGGCAATATCGCGAAGGTGACGACTGCGCCTTTCTTCCCCGGTTTTGCGCGTCTCGACGGCTTCGGGGCATCTCTTGCCGCATCCGGCTATCAGAAGCTTCCGACCGGCCTAATCATCCAATGGGGCTCAACTTCGGTTCCTGCGAACGTGCAAAGCGTGACAAGCACGCTACCGATGGCATTCCCAAATAACGCGTTTGCGTCGGTTGCTACGCGATCCATCGCTGGCAACCCGTCTGCCTCGGATTTGTGCTCGACGGCATTTCCGTCGAACAGCCAGATTTCAATCTACAAGGCGGCGGCGGTCGCTTCGGTCTGCTCTTACACTTATTTCGCAATCGGGAACTAACTGCTCATGGGCCAAAAACAAGCCGCATACGATTCGACCGGCGCAATCATCGCCTTTTACGATACGACCGATAGTCCGGCGCCTGCGGGCGCGAACGTGATCAACATCACGGACGAAGAATGGTTGTCGTGCATCAGCAATCAAGGCTCGAAGTTCGTCGAGAACGGCGCTCTCGCCGATGTGCCGCCGCCGAGTCCTGGTGAACTGCTTGCCGCGTCGCGAACCGCAAAAATCGCCGAGCTATCGACCGCATGCAAAGCCGCGATCTACGCTGGCTTCACGTCCGATGCGCTCGCGACCGGATACGTCTACCCGGCGAAAGACACCGATCAGCAAAACCTCGCGTCGTCGGTGATCGATTCCCTGCTGAGCAACGGTGCGGCCGGATGGGTAACGCCGTTCTGGTGTGCTGACACTGCGGGGGCATGGGCGTGGCGCATGCACACCGCCGCGCAGATTCAGAAGGTCGGGCAAGACGCGAAAGCTGCGGTGCTTGCGGCGATGTCGAAGAATCAATCGCTCGCCGGGAGTGTCGCTGCTGCAACGTCCGTCGACGCAGTGAACGCGATCACCTGGGGGTAATCGATGAGTCGCGCGAAATTGCTGATGGTGTGGGTGCTTTGCACGCTCGCCGCACCGATTCTCTGTGTCGCGATGTTCTTTCAAGCCGCATTCGGGTCAACCGATCGCGCGTTATCGATGGCGGTTGCGCAAGACGTGTGCGGAAACGCGCTTTTCGGCGGCTCGCGCGGCGAAACCATCTCAACCCGCACCGGCAACGCACTGATTCAGGGTAAGCAATGGGCGAAATTCGTCGCGCCCATCATCGACGCGCTGTTCGGCGCCGGGCATTGCGTCGCCAACGCAACCATCAAGTCGCTCAGTGATTAAAGGCGCGGCTTTGTCGCGTCATGCGCAACCGATATTCCAATTGCGCAGGTGAACGCCAGCAGCATGACGGGCGACATCAACACCCACGCGAGCATTTTCAATAGGCGGTAAAACATATGGATTCCGCTCACTTTCTATTTGACGCGGAATTCTACCGCAACTTCAGCAAGCCGCCTCCGGGCGGCTTTTTCTTTGGGCGATCGATGGATTTCAACATTCTCAACGGTTGGTTGATTCTCTTTGCGACGGGCTGCGGCGTCGTCATTTGGTGGCTGTATCGCTCGCTTCACGCCAAGGTCGAGTCGAATGCCGCCGCGTCGACTGATCGCGCCGAAAAAGCAGAAAAGGCGCTTGCCGACTTCAAGCTCCATTGCGCCGAAACCTACGTCACGGCGAACAACTTCGAGCGCGCGTTGCAAGGTCTGACCGAGACATTCAAGGCGGTCTTTGCGAAGTTGGATCGCATCGAGGACAAGCTAGACGGCAAGGCGGACAAATGACGATCGCCATCACGCCCGCCCTGCTCGAAAACGCATGCCAGTCGATGACGGTCAACGCCGCGAAATTCGCCGCCCCGCTGACTGCTGCATGCGAGCGCTACTCGATCAACACGCCGCAACGCCTCGCGGCATTCCTCGCGCAGATCGGCCATGAATCCGGCTCGCTCGGCGCGACGTCCGAATCGTTCAATTACGCCATCCCTGCGCTGATGGCGACGTTCCCGCGCGTCATGACCTACGCCGTTGCGGTGAAATACGGCCGGCAACCGAACGAGAAAGCGGTACCGCTCGCGCGGCAAGAGCAAATCGCGAACATGGTCTACGCGAACAAGTACGGCAACGGCAACGCGGCGAGCGGCGACGGATGGCGCTTTCGCGGTTCGGGCCTGGTGCAAACGACGTTCAAAGCGAACTTCGCCGACGCCGCGAAAGACATCGGGATAGACATCGTTGCGAATCCCGACCTCGTGCGCAATGACCCGATGACTGCCGCGCTCGTCGCTGGCTTCTACTGGATCAATCACGGTCTGAACGCGCTCGCGGACGCGGGCGAATTCGACGCCATCACTCGACGCATCAATCCCGCGATGCTCGGCGCAGACAAGCGGCGCGCGCGGTGGGAGAAGGCGAAAGCCGCGCTCGGCATCTAACGCAAACGCCCGCCTCGCGCGGGTTTTTTTATGCACGAACACACGCAAACCGAAACGATCCATTTTTCGATCAACTACCCCAATCACGCGCCGCGCACCGAATCGGCCCTCTTCCGAAAAACCAAACATCACCTCGTTCATGTGCTCGATACGCCCTGCTGGGTCTGCGGCACGAAGGAAAAACGCGAGGTGCATCACTGGCACATCGAATGGGCGGATAGCGAAGGCGTCGATTGGGACAAGATGCGCGCGCTGCATCCCGGCTTCGACTGGTCGACGTTCAAAGAGCCGGCCGATTTCGTCGATTCCGAATACAACATGCGAATCCTCTGCGAGAAGCATCACCGCGGCATTAGCCACGGCATCCACATGCTTCCCTATCCCATGTGGATCATGCAGAAGGTCGCGCGCGCCGACTTCGTTTTTTCTCCCGATGACGAGGTTTATTGATGCTCGCAAAACTTCGAGAGCTGATTACGGGCGCGGATAACGCGACGCTTGAACCCTCCTATTTCTGGAGCGCCGCCGCGATCCTGATCGGCTTCGGTCTTGAGATTTTCTGTGTCGTGACCGGCAAGCCCTTCGACCTTCAGCAGTACGGCATCGGCGCGCTCGCGCTTCTTTCCGGCCTCGGCGTCTCCGCAAAGCTCGGCAAGTAAGCCCCTCCCCTCTCGCATCAATCGCCCGCCTTCGCGCGGGCTTTTTCCATTGGAGTCACGCATGACGATTGGTTTGTCCGCAGCCGCGCGCAATGCCCGCCTCGATGCAATCACGACGCAAGCCGGCGCGAACGCGCTGCTGAAGTTCTATAACGGCACGCGCCCGACGACGGGTGGCACGGCGACGACGCTGCTCGCCACGCTGACGTGCGGCGCGACGCTCGCGGCGGCATCGAGCAATGGCGTTCTGACGTTCAATGCGGTCACGGCCGGTACTGCTGCCGCGACTGGCACCGCGACATGGGCGCGCCTCACGACCTCGGGCGGCACGTTCGTCGCTGATTTCGACGTCGGCACGTCCGCGCCCGCTGAAATCGTCATGGGTACGACGTCGATCGTCAGTGGCGCACAGGTCAGCATTTCGTCGGGCACGCTCACCGAAGGCAACGCATAAGGGGGAGGTGTGGGTACTCTCACCGGCTCGAACACAGTCTTAGCCGGCACCGAGACATTCAATCTCTCTTCGCCGGCGCAAACCGACTGGATTCAATTTCCGCAGTCGGCGACGTCCGTCAATCGAAAGAGCGGCGGCGGCTCGACGATCGGCTTGCCGGCGCTGATCGGCTCGGGCGTGATATGGACGGGCTACACAGACGGCCCCAAAATGACGTGGACGGACGGCACGCCCACGGCATCGGCGACGGCGCTCGCGGGCGGCATCTACGTCGACAACACGACCGCGACCGGGCAGGGCTATCAATTCACCCTGCCCGCCGACACGACGAGCCGAACGGCGACGATCTATTGGGCGGCGTATTCCAGTGCATGCACGCTCACCGCGACGCTATCTGACGGCAGCGCAACCGCCTACACCGTATCGCCCGGCACGACAGGC